ATAGCTGGAGCACCTTCTCCCAAACCAAGGTATGTGAGAATGTCAGCAATAGTATTTTTCCCAATAATGTCACGGCCAACAGAAGTTAAATCAGTCTGCGCTGCTGTATCATTTCCAGTGAAATATGGGAGTTTATTTGCACCTGTTGCGAGCCCAGCTAATGCCGACAGCGTGGCATCAAGCGCCTGGAAATCTTTCCCAAAAGCGGTCCTCATTTTGGAGATAAACCCGTTCAGATCACCATCATCAAGAACGTCCAGCCCACTTTTGTTGGCCGTGTACTGTGCCAGTGCTGCCGCAATAAAGCTGGCCTGTCGAATGGCTTTGTTTACCTGCGCACTGGATGCTTTTCCTGCCATGAAACCAGAGAGTAGAGCCGGAAGCGCTTCCCAGTCAGCCTGGGCCGTCACGTTAGCATTTGCCGCTGTCGCGAACGGTTTAAAGTTGTTTGTTGCCATTAGAGTATTGTCCCCCATGCTCCAACATCGAACCCGCCGATGTATTCGTTATCCATATCAAACCCAAAGAATTTAGAGCCCTCGGATGGTGCTTCTACCGAAGGCGTTTCAACATCACCGGCCCATACGCCAGCTGCTTTAACGGTGAGATAGCCCTGTTTGATAGCGGCAATCAGTTCAAGAGACACATCAGAAATATCAGTCTCGGGGAATACCCAAACCGAAATCGTCATGTCCTGGTTGTCGACGATCTGCATCCTCAGGCCTGAGCCTGCGGTAGCAGCGTCAAGGATGGGAGGCAGAGAGTCGTTCCGACCGTCCCAGTTGTTGATAGCGATTTTCGCTTTCAGAATGATGCGGTACGTCTCATCGCTTAGCGTCGTATAGCCAGAATCAGGATCATATGGCCCTTGCCAGATGCCCTGGTCATACCCAAGCCCGTCAGTGTCCCAGCTGAAATAAACTCCGCTAATTGGCTGGCTGACTATGCGACTGCGTCCGATCCACAGACCGAGGATGTCGAGCTGTACACCGACAGCAGTATCGATATCGAAGGCTGTTATAAGCCCTGACATAGTGCTGGACACATCAATCAGCGGGCGGGTGCTCAGATCTATATGGTCAAAAAAGAGTGGCTTGGTAGCGTGGTAGTTAGTGATCAGTTCGGTGTATTTGCTCATGAGGTCACCGTGATACTGATATTCGCGGTGCTACAGGACGCTGAAGCATCATAGGCAATATCAATGTTTGATGCCGATACGCTGCCAGACGACTTACCGATCAGCAGGTCGGTAATATCGTAATAGCGGGCATTCCCGCCGCTCACAACGCCGAGGTTTGCCGGGGAATAAATACGGCTCAGCAGAACGTCGTCGCCAATTGTCAGGCCATTAATATAGTCGGCAACAGCCTGTTTGATCTGCTCGCCGATTTGAGATGTATACCCGGTAAAAACTTTCAGGGTAATGGCTACGAAAATTGGCACATCGGTAGAGCGTGAAAAACTGATGACGTGAGGATTACCGTAAGTATCCGGCACTGTGACAGAAGTTGTCCCGTAGGTTGCCGTTCCCTGCCCTTTATTCCCCCTGATGGTCTGGGCTATCTCGGTAACATCCCCTCCATCGACGATGGCGGAAATAGAGTGTGGCGGCAGCCCGTTGCTGTCGGTTGCCCCAGTGTCGTTCTCATATAGTTTGTGACGTGTCACGCCAGCAACATTAGCGATAGCACCGTCGACACCTTCAAACGGTGTGATCGATGGTAGCGCGACGCTTTGCCCCTGCCGAATGCGCAGCTCTGCGTCGGTTTCGGCTGGTGAACCGACAGTAGCCGCAACTGGATTGGTTACCGACACCCAACCTCGGGTCGGGGTGTTGATAGTGGTAATAGTCCCGGCCAGCGCCGCAACCGAACCGCTATTCGCACATGTGGCCGTCACCAGCACAGTACCATCAACGCCGATCGCCACACTCGCTGGAAAATTCCAGATAATGCCGTTTTTATCCCGTGCGGAGCCATTCGTGATAGTCGTGCCTGCCGTACCGGTTAACAGAAGGTCAGCAGTAGAGTTTGTCGCTACTTTTCGCGTGATCCCGTTAATTTTCACATTGTTGCTAAGCGCTGCGGCCTGCGCTGTCGTCGGTGAAAAAGAGTTGTAGATCTCGATAGCGGTATTGTTAGCGTCATGCACCGCAAGAGCCACCAGCGCGACCATTTGCCCATCTTTGCTGTCTGGTTCGAGGTAGGCATCACTACCGTAAATCTGCCTGAAATAGCTGGTCAGTGTATCAAGGATTGTCTGGTAATCAGGCGCACTAATCCCCTGGGCGGTTACCGTTGCCGATAGCCCCAGCGTGTCGAGGTTCAAAGCCATTTATGCCTCGCTTGTTACAGTCGTCTGGCCGTAGATTGTGTCAATGGAGGAAGTGAAGGTGACGCGACGGCTGGTGCCGTCATAATTGGTATCGAAGGAAAGAATCGACAGAACGCCCGGTGTATCCTGTATGCGTTCGCGTATAGCCAGGATGTAGACATCTGATCGCTGCTTCCCAAGCACTGACTGAACATACGGCGTGCCTTCCGTCAGATCGAGAAACCACTGACCGCGCCACAGCTCGAAACGGGTTTTTACGGCCTGGGCGACACATTCCGGACTGTCGATAAGGAAAGTATCGTCACCCTGGCCGAAAGTGTAATCGCCTTCAGTATCTTCGCGACGGTATCGCATTATTGCGGCCCTCCGGTAGTTCCCCCGCCAGTCTGTACTCCGCCATGTTTATGCGTGGCGACACTGATACCAGAAGCTGTTACGTCATTCGTTACCGTCACCGGCCCAAGCATCGTCGCAGTACCGCCACTTTCTCCCATTCCCTGAGACAGGTTACCGTTAATCGTTACGTTGCCGTTCAGCGTGATAGTCGGGGATGTGATTGTCGTTCCACCCTCAGCCGTAGCCGTAAGCTTGCCCGGCGTTTTAACGGTGATGTTATGCCCTGCTGCGACCTCTACGAACGCCGAGCCATCATCGGTTCGCAGCTGCGCGGCGCTGGTACTGATACCGCTGATTTTCTGCGCTTGCGACTGCGGGCCAACGATGGCGAACGCATCAGATAAGTCATGCTGGCGCGGGTCGACGGTCTCCTGAACGCCGCCGCTCTGCCACCAGAAATCGATGCAACGGTCAGCAAAAATCAGGAGGCACTCGTCGCCTTCTTTTACCGGAAAGGTCAGCGTGCAACCGCCGCCGCGCGGGAAGATGACCGGCACATCCACCAGCGGTTTTAATTCGGTGGATCCATCGCCAACAATACCGCGAAGCGCCACCTCTGCTGTGCAGGTAACAGCGTCAGGATCGAACGACTGAATGATGCCTGGCATCGCTACGCGCATCTGAGTAGACACTGAATCGGCAATGGCCTGCGCGGTCTGCTGCTCTCCGCCGATCTGTGATTGAGTTGGAATTGGCATAAAAACCCCATAAAAAAAACCCGCTCGGTGGCGGGTTATAATTTTGCTTCTGGATAACATCTACAGCGACCATCAGGACAACACTTTCCCTCTCCGGGATGACCACTTTTAGGCGGCTTACTCCATGAAAATGTTTTCCCATTATTTTTAGCGCATTCTGCACACTCGTCACCATCCTCGCAGGAGCGCCAAATATAACGCTTAATACCCAAGCGAGATTGCTTTATCCTCTCTGCCTCGGAGTGACGACGGCTATTTTCGGCGAGGTGTTCAGCATAGCGCGCGTTGTCCTTCTCAATTTCTTCTTTACTTCGCCGCTTCCCATTTGCTGGTTTTGATTTTTGGTAAGCAACTCGTTTATTTCGATTGTATGATTTAATAATTGCGTCTTCACTTTTGCGTTTTTTAAATTTTAAATATTTAACCAACGCAAAAACAATTACGAATAAAATAATAATATATGCAGGTTCCATTACTTAACCTTTACGCAATCATAAGTTGCATATTGTCTTGGTGCATCCATGCTGGCTTGCAGCCACTGAGCATTGAGGATAGCTTTTCCGTTTCGCTTGATGTACTCAAGACCAACCCATCGCCCCGGTTGGTTTGTAGCCATGCGCCAATCCATTTTTATATTATCGTAGTCTTCTTTTTGTTTCAGAAATGTCAATTTCTGATACTCGGGCTTTGCTCCATTTATGCGAGGAAAGCCGTCATTAGTACCACTTGTTGAGAAAGTGAAATCACCGCACTTCATATAGACTTTTCCTGCTGCATTTGCACTAGCAACAGCTGTTAAGCAAATTAAGCCAGAAAATATTCCTGAGATTATCCTTTTCATTAGGCACCCGTTTTCATCAAAGTCGAATCATTAATCAGGGTAGAAGCACCACGCGCGAAACACATCAAATCCATGTACCACGCCTGACCTCTGGTGTCGCCAGTATAGTCGATAGCTTTGACGATATAAACGCCATCCGTCGCAATGCTTGCAGCCTGTGACGTCGTGCCGGTCAGCACGCGGTTTCCGTTCTCTTCCGTCTCGGTGATACGCCCGGGCGACTGTGCGATTTCGCTATTACCGAGCGCGGCGCGGTACACCGAAGCCTGATCGAGCTGGATAAGGCCATTGATGCGGATGTTCGGGTTTATCAGGCACCGCACATTTACGCCGCCGCCCATCGTCTGCTGCGGCATACCGATCAGGCCAGTATCGGCATTCAGCACGATGGCTTCGTGAATATATTTATCCTCCGGAACCATCTGAACCTGACCATCCACCAGCTGCCATGTCGCTTTGCACTGCGCAGCAATATTATCCATCACGTTACGGGTGGATGAGTAAATCGCGCGGCCACGAGGAAACACAGTATCAGGAAAGTCGCCGGTAATGCCCTGCGTCACGCCGAACGCGTTGAAATCCTGCATAGTCGCCCGGTGCAGGTCCGCAACGGTATAACCAGCGGCAAGCGTGGTGATGGTAGTCGCGTAGAGGAACGCTTCGTGGTTACTGATGGCCTGAATCAGCACCCAGGAATCGGTGATGTTGTCCTTCCCGGTGACGGTGAAGCGAATATCACCGTCAAATATCAGGCCGTAGTTCTGACCGTTCACCTGCCCTACCTGGTCTGGTGAAATCTCCCGGGCGACACCAACCTGGCTCGCATCAACATCCGGCGCAATACCGTCATACCCGGCAATGATGCGAATTTTGGCAAACTCCTGCCCAAGTATCTTGTTCGTGGTATCGGTCGAAAGGTTGTAAATTTTCACGTTCGCCACTCGCGGCCAGCGTGTATCTGCCCACTCGATCTGGAACGTGACCTTAAAATCAGACAGGGAAACGCCCTGCCCGTTCTGGTCCAACAGTTGCAGCTCAAAATGGCGCATCCAGTTAAGAGACATTTCTACTCCTGCACGAAAATGAGGTGGCTGTATGTGCCGAGGTTGGTTTTGGTGGGCTCGTCCGGTGCGCCTACATCGCAGCCAACGAGCAGCGCCCCGTTAATACCTAGTTGAGGATATTGCTCAAGAAGATTTACACCGGTTACCAGCGGCACACCAGAAAGAAGCGGTTTGCCACTGCTATCTTGTACATCCAGAATCCAGCCAGCAGAATCACGCCAAATGACTCTCAGCGTGTATGTTGTCTCTGCTAACTGAATGCGAAATAGCTGGTTATCCGGCGATAAAGGGATTTCAGTTACATTCATTGGATACCTATAGAGTTACCAAGTCTGGTTCCTTTTAGTCCATCAAACCACCCTGTTGACTTAATTACCGATTCATTTACTGGGGTGGTGGATTTAGTCCCGGAATTCTGCACCGCCGATGTGCTGACGCCATCCTGCATATCTGATTTATCTGCAACGCTAACGCTCTTCGTCTGCGACATGATCACTTCACGCAGGGTAAGCGTGCAGTTCAGCACGTTCTCGCTGGTTTTATCGGTCGTCACCTCAATGGCTCGCACCAGCATATTGGTGTACACCCTCTTCCCGGTAACCACATCGAACGGTACGCGCTCAAGCTGCATATCCAGCAGCTTTTGGTATGTCTCCTTTGGGCTAAGCCCAGCGCTAAGACCGATTGAAGATGTATCAATGAAGTCCAGCAACGAACCGCCACCAGCGAAGCCGCATTCCATTGTGACTTCGCTGGGACGTTTATATGCATGATCGGCGATGAAACCCGACGCGCTATTCGTTGTTGGCTTTTCCACCGGATGCTCAGTAATTTCGAGCGCATCAGAATGCTTTTCGGAAACGACCACGCTGGGAATTAATATGCCAATTCGCCGGGATTGCTGGCGAAAAATAGCGGAGAGAATATCCATTAGCTCGGCACCGTTCGAAGTTGTTGAGTTAGTTGTGAATTAACGTTCTTCTGCCGCTCAACTGTGATATTGGCAGCCTCACGTGGATCAGATACACCGTGAATATTAATAACCGTTTCTTGCTGTATGTTTTGTGAAGCACCGCCACCAGCGGCCATACGAACCAATTCACTTGGGTAAGGGTTTCTCCCGTTCTCATGATGGATAATTCCATTCATCAGAGAGGACATTACCTGCGGATCTTTAAGGTTGAGAATGGCATCAGGAGCCACACCCATCATTTTCGATAACTGAGCAATGTAAGCACCGGTATTATTTTCATTCCCCGGTGCCCACGTAGAGATTATATCGTTAAGGGTTTGCAGCGGCTTGCCTGTCGTCTTACCTTCAAAGTAGCGCATTAATTGTCGGGAAAGCGCTTTCAGGCCATCATAGGCAGTTTCAAACCGGGCGAACCTGCCGCCAGGCCTTTCGAGCGTCGCCCCAGATTGCCCACGAAAGTCGATATTACCGGGGTTATTATTTCTAATACCTCGTGGAGCTTTAGCAGACTGGGCATGTTGGTCAGGCTCATCATCACCAAACCACCCGCGAATGGTTCTGCCTACGCTGCGCGGGTCAAATCCCAGATTCTCCTTAACCCAGTCAGCGCTTCTGTTGGCGCTATCCTCTACTGCCGGTGTGGCACTCGGTTGCCCGCTGCCCTGATTTAGCAGCTGTTTGCCTATACTAGCGGCCTGCGCCCAGTTGCCATCTTTTATGGCATTCAGCAAATCAGCGATCATGTTCAGCATTTTGCTGAACTCACCCATCTGGTCAATGAAGTTGCTAAAATCCCACTTTAGGGACCATGACTTGGGGTCAATACCGAGCAACTTAGCCAGCGCTTTTGTCAGGTCCGTAACAGTCTTTTTCAGGTCACCAATCATTTTGACGGCCTGATCAATTTCAGTCTTCCATTTCCCCCAGTCAATCAGGCTTTTGCCACCTTCTTTCCACGTCTGGTAATCATCCAAGAGCAGACCAAGTGCAATAATAAGCGTCGTTATCATGCCCAAGGGTGATGACATGAAAGCGGTATTTAGCAGCCGCCATGCAACCAACAGCCCACTGAACAATGCGATAAGCTGCTGCGTGGCTGGGTTCAGCTTTTTGAACCAGGCGATCACACCCTCAACAGCTTGCCCAGTTCGCCATAACACGCGGGTAATCGCGTCACCTGCCCAGAGAATTCCTTTGATGATCTTCGTGATGACCGCTTCAATCTTCGGCCAGTTGTCGAGTATCTGCCTGCGGAAGTTATCAATACTGCCAGCAAGGCCACCAGCTAGGTTAGAGCCAATCTTGTCTTTCGCCTGTCCAAGCGTCATCGTCAGATTACGCATGGAGGTCATGAAAATATTGGACTGTTTAGCCGCTGACTCAGCATTAAAACCAATACGCTTTGCCGTCAACGCGTACTCAGAACTGAGCTGCCCCACCCCTCTGCGCATCGCCATCAGCGTGTTTTCATCGATGCCAAGCATCTGCGCGTATTGTTTCGCGCGGTAATACGGCATGTTGTTGAGCTTTTGCCCAACGCCAGTAAAGATGGCCGCAGTATCACGCATCTTTCCGCTGGCATCGCGGGTCTGTACGCCCAGACGGTTCAGGAACCCTTCCGCCCCCGGATTGCTACGCATGAAACCAGCCAACCCTTCAAGAGAGGACATGGCCGACTCGGCGCTGGCACCGGTTTGCGATGCGGCATAGCCCAGCGCTTTGATGCCCTGGACGCTGGCCCCCGTCCGCTGGGATGCCCAGTAAATTTTATCCAGACCATTCGCGATCTGGGTGGTAAATCCGACAATGCTAAGCGCTGAGCCTTTCACCACCGCGCCGACCTTCAGAACGTTCGCGGTAACGCCTTTCAGCACGGCTTCAAACTTATTAGCGCCAGCCTGATCGATATCGAATCCCAGCGAAACAAGGAAATCTTTAATCGTATCTGCGTTACCGCTCATTGGCCGCTCTCCATTTATCTACCCGGGCGTCGTTATCCTCGCGCATGTCGAGGTAGTCATTGAGAAGCGCGATGCGGCAGAGGTCTACCGCACCGCTGTTAAGGTCTTTCTGGTCAATATTGAAGGCAAGCGCCGGGCGAAGAATAAAATCTTCACCGCCCGGCAGGCTGTTGAAGGTTATTCCGCTGGCGGGGTGGGCGTCTCGCTGGTAGGGAGTCCTTGCAAAAAATTTCCCAGAGAGTCGGCGACCACCCGCGCCACCAGTTGCAGCATGGTCAGCAGGTCGATATCGTCAAACGCCATTTCGCCATGCTGGCAGACCGGCACCCAGCCTTTCATGTGCTCGCGTGAAACAACGGAAAGACAGGGGAACAGGATAGCGTCCACGTCGCCATCACTCAGATCGGACACAGCATTGGCAATCTTTGGCAGGATGGTAGCCATCGCGCCTTCGGTGTCTTTGCTGCTGATCTTCTCCTGAACGCTCCGGAAGTCCGAAACCATCCCGGCCAGAACCGGCAACAGCTTGCGGGACACCTTCAGCTGTTCGAAAACGCTGAGCTTTGCGGTGCGATATTTCACGCCTTTAATTTCGAATTCCATGCGTTAAAACTCCCCGAGAAGCTGGTCAATCTTGCCGCAGTCGAATACCCAGGCGACGGTTCCGCCCTCTTTAGCGTTATTGAAATCAGGCTGTTTCTGGAATGCACACGAACGCGCAGTAGAAATATCACCCGATGCCGTGTTGCGAATGACGATCACGTTATTGCCCCAGGTGGCAGAGGACTGGCTTTGCGCGTTATACGCCAGAGACAGCTTTTTATTCACCGGGGAGGTTTTGAGTAGCGTCACCGTAATGGTGCCTGACTTATCGGCGTGCAGGCTGTGCATCACCTCGCCGTCGGCACCGATGGTCATGGTGTTTTTGTTGCCGCCCATGGTCTGGGTGATACCTTCCTCAGAGTTCGCAGAACCCTGACCAAGATCGATAACGCCGGTCGGCCCGGTGAGCGACGCGGTTACATCGAGAAAAGAATAAGTTGCCATTTATCGCTCCTTAGCGAACCACGTTGATCTGCACATCGGCGTAATGAACTGCGCCAGCCAGCTTACAAGCCACCTGGATTAACGGCGCTTTGCGTGCTTCTCGGTCAGCCTGTGCTTGCTCGGAAAGAGGTTGCGCATACACGTAATAACCTTTTGTCAGCGTATCGCCGGAATTCAGTTGCCCGATAGGGCCACCATTCCACACGCCAGCCGCTACCAGACCGTTCGTGACGGACTGATCCATGGACTGTTCAACGTTGGAAAGCAGACGGGTCACACCGGCATCAGTCTGCGGAATTTTGGTGGTGCTGGTGTAAAGCAGGTTATAGAGGTTGGTCTGAACGTAGTTCTGCAACCAGTCGAGCCCGTGGCGCTCGTCGAAGAAGTCACCGTTCGCCATGACACCCTGTTGCAGGATCGCCGTGTCGTTGGCGTAGTACACGAACACGTTCGCATTCTTCGCATCCACAGCCGCCGCCTGTCCTACCGTCAGCGTTTCGTAGGTTACGCTCGGTTCCTGTTTGAATTTCAGGGTAATGGTGGTATTGCTGCCGTTGAAATTGACAGTAAACGCGCGACCGAAAGCTGAAACCGCCGCATAAGGGCTGCTGGTGGAATATTGAATAAAGGTACGGGAATACTTACCGGCCTTTAATTTAGACGCAACATCGGTCGTCGAAGTCGTGCTGATGATCTCAGCGTCGGCTGACGTTACCCCGAAAATGCGGCTCAGGCTGGACGCTTCGATGAGTTTAGCAACCTCAATCACGTCGTCAGCATCAAGCACATCATCGCCATCAGCAACATCATCAGCGACAACCAGCCCATACCAGTTGGTATACTGCAGGCAGGCATTAACAGCTTGCACGATGGTTTCCACGCTTCCACCTTCGGAAGAGGTCAGCGTCTTCGCCCAGCGGCCAACATAAACCTGCGTCGGCTTCGGCGACTGGCTGAAGAAAACCTGCGCCGCTTCATATTCCGGGCTGTCGACTCCGAAGTCCTCGCCAATGTCCTCAACGGACGCATAAAGGCGAACGCGCTCCTGCACCGGAATGACAGTGGAAGAACCGAGGATCAGCAGTGCGCCGAAGTTACGACCAGTAGCCGCTTTCGGCGAGATGATCACATCAACGTTTACAACGTTGGATACAGGTAAGCCCTGCGTCATAGTTTATTCTCCAAAAAAGGTGACTGGCGCTTCCACCAGCGATTTAATGCCGTACTCGCGCACGACCTTCCGGCGCAGGCGCACCGTCATGTCGTAGCGGCGAACCCATTGCTGGTTGATAAGTTCGGGGAAAGGGGTCAGACCGGTATAGTCGCCCAGAGACAAACCAAGCGCGTTCAGCTCAGCATTGTTTTGCGGGACAGATATGCCATCGCGAAAACGGGACGCATAAGACATACCAGCCGGGCCATAGAACGACGCCATGCACTCGAACGTTTCATGCCGCCAGAGCTGAGCGCCCTCGTCGGTCTGATTGGTGAATGCAGGACTGTTATCAATGGGCCACCCGGTAACGCCGAACGCACACCAGTTCGTTTCAACTGACGGTAGTGATGGCTGTTCTTTCTGCCAGCGCGGGCGAACCATCCCCGCAGGCAAGCCGGAAACATTGCGCATCCATCGGCTTAGCAGCCTGTCGAGCGCTTCGTCATAATCAGGATCGCCGCTGGTGGGTGTCAGCCAGCCGCGCTCTGTGCTGGTGTTATTGCTCAACGGGAGTTCCCCCATCAAACGGCAGTAATTCGCAATGTGCCTGGACAAAGCCAGCACCGTAAGCCGTGTACGGGTCGACGAATGTCACACGATAATCACGGTTCTGGTACGTCACGATATCGGCATCACGGCCAGTCTGCCCCTGCGTCAGCCGCTCAGTTGTCACGATGAGAATCGCGCCACTGATTACTTGCCCGGACTGCATACGGCGGTTTTCCAGGGAGCGGTCAACAGTAACAACCCCGGCAAACTGCGTTTTAACTTCGCTGTCGCTGCCGATCCCGTCCTCGTCCACCGTTTGCGCGCGACGCGTTACCCACAGGTTGAAGTCGCAAAAATCGGGGTCAAAAAGTACGTCCGTCACATCAAGATTCGGCATCTTTATCCCTCACAACATGGGTAATGGCTCTGCGATATTGCCCGGTGTCAATTAGCGGTTTCACCAGGTCGGTTCCGGGAGACTCGCCAGCAGCGCGCCGCGCAAGTTCCGCTTTTGCCCCTTTGCGGCCACGGCGTGCACGGGCTTCAACGGTGCTATCAGCAAGCGGTGTAAAGCCGGTAATGGTCATGTAACTCCTGACGCCATTCGCGGCCAGCGTTCCGGCGCGGTTAAGCGCTCTTTCTGCACCCGCCGCATTTCCATCAAGCGCAGCCTGCGCCGCTGCTTTGAGCTGCGGCACCGTCTGTTCCTCTACGGATTTAACGCCGGGGATCAGGTGCGGGCGTGGGGGTATGTTTTGCGCTGGTGAGCCGTATTCGTTGACGTAACCGATCCCGGCATTACCAAACGGAACATCCTCACGCTCGCTGTCTTCTTCCGGGATGCCGACCAGCACATCTTTTTTGGTTAACGACCTGAGCGCATCCAGAATGGCCTTAGCGTTATCCACCCTCGTTGTTACACCGCTTTTGAAACTCATAGCTGGCGACCGCCTGCACCGAACATCGTGATCAGCTGATAAAATTCAGCGCCATATCGGGTGTTATTCCAGAAGCCTGCGTCAGGGTTTAGCGTCGCGCTGGTGTCATAGCTGACGCTTACCTTGTCAACGGACTTGGAGGACTGAACACCATTGGTTGAGCCGCCCGGGCCGCCGACGAGCATTGCCCGGCTATCTGCCGCCCAGAGCGTCATGTAGTGAGCCACGAACAACTCGACAAAGTACGGAAACAACTCTTTGCCGGTGACGTTTTCGCTCAGCAGCACATCAGCCAGATTCAGACGAAACTGGATTTGTGCTTCGGGATATTTGGCAGGGTCAGCAAACTGTGGAAAGTCGCGCCGAAAATCACTTACTGTTGGCAGGCTTTGATTCTTTGGCATCTTTCGCCCCATTACCGCCAGTCTGGGCGGCAGCAATCTGCGCTTGCAGGCTGTCGTTCTGCTCTTGCAGCTTGAGCAGCGCTTCTCGCAGATCGGCAATCAACTGATCTTTATCGATAATCTGCTTATCTTTGTCGGCAATCTGAGCTTGCAGGCTGTCGATAATGGGTTGCAGATCATCGGTGTCGCTAATCACGCTTTCGGAAAGCTCGGAGTGCGCCTGGGTGAACCAGTGCGACGCGACCTCTTCCGGTACGTTATGCCGTCCCCGGCCAAACTCCCTTTTTGACTGATCGCCGAGCGTCAGCGTAAACGGGGTGTGAACATGGATGGTAACCAGCTTTTCTTTCGCCATTTTCAGTTCCCTTCTGGCCCCTTTCGGGGCCGTTCTGGTTATCAGATACCGTCCACGTAGGACAGGGTTTCTTTGTACACTGGCTCAACCGCACCGAGCTTGCCGTAGTAGGTCGCAATCTGATACAGACCGCGATACTGGACAGGAACGCTCTGCAACGGCACCAGCGGATAGCGCACGTATTTCTTGTCGTTGGTGTAGGCGATCATACGGTCTTTACCGCCAACCCCACGCCCTTTCAGCCATTTGACCGCTTTGATTTCAAGCGGAACGCCGTTCTGGTGGAAAGCGATAGTGTTCACAGCCAGATAGGTCAGCAGTGACTGGTTACCCGCTTCGGAAACCTTACGGCTCGCCAGCAGTGAATACTGCTCTGGCGGAATGCGCAGATCAGAAGGCACGATGGAATAACCGGATGCTGCCCAGGCATTAGACAGAATGCTGTTCACGCTATCGAGGATCTCGTCGTTGGTTGAGTTCGCCCAGGTCTTCGGCGCATTGTTCAGCGTCACACCGACAAGGTTTGCCAGCCCTTTCAGGCCGAGCGCATCATCGCCGATGTAAACCTGCTCGTCGTTATCCATCTGCCATTTGAGCTGCATCCCGTCGTACTTCTGGGTATCAATCGGGCGACCTACCTGCTGAGCTGCTGCCAGCTCTACAACGGTCCAGCCCAGTTCCATACCCCAGAGGTTCAGTGGATTGCCGTCTTTGCTGATATCCACGTTCACGCCAGCAATAGCGGTGGAGTCTTTGCCTACCCAGTTTTTACCATTCGGATTTGCGCCAGTACCAGCAGCGCCAAAACTGGTGTTAGTCCAGCTGGAAATGTCATCTGCGATAGAAACGTCTTCACGCAGCTGAATATCGCGGGTCCAGGTGTAACCCACCAGCGGCAGGTTCAGCGTCTGGTCGAGTCGCTCCAGCTCCCCGATGAGAAAGGCACCAGAGCTATCAACGGTTGCCTGATCAAAAGTAATCATTCGTCTGTTCCTTAAATCTTCCAGGAGATTTCTGCATTGCCGTTAGCGTCACCGGCCCCTGTGAATTCGGCGTTGGTCAGCGCCACGTTTTTGCCACTGACGGACGTGGACATGAAGCCGCCCAGCGGCACTTTTATGGATTCATCAGTGGAGACGACAACGTATACCGGGTCGCCTTTTTTGATGGTGCTGGCATCAAAATCAGAACCGAGATTAACGGTCATGTAGCCACGCTTCATGGCGTCACCCGGGAAGTTCTTATCCGTCCCCACCTGGCGAACCATGTCTGGCTGTGATGTGGTCGGATACGGACGAACGTAGATCCCCTTCACCTTGTCGGCGGTGTCACCGTCCGCCAGCGGCACGAAAAAGCCGTCAGCGTCGTATTTGCCAGCCAGACCATAGGCAGCGAAGGCGTTAGCGGATTTAAGGATCACCGGTTCGACGGTTAAGTCCTGCGGGCGAGAGATAGCCCCGGCAATGCCAACAGGCATCCGGTACAAATATGCAGTCATTGGATTATCCTTTGCGGTTAGACCAGAAGTCGGCGTTTTGTTTGTTCAGGGAAGCGATGCTGGTCATGCCCATATTTGGACGTTGTGCATCGCCCGTGGTGCTGCGGGTGTTTCGCCATTTGGCAATCTCAGACACGGCGTTAAACGCCATATCGACCGATTGCTTGGGCAATTTGCGGATATCTGCATCACCGACAACCTGGCGAACCAGTGTTTTGTCAGCGGCGGACAGCACATCACGTTTGAACGCGGTCGGTTTCATCTTACGGCTCAGATCGATACCCGGAACGATAACTTCGGCACGATAGGCAGAGTCACCGGTAATCGTGGTTTCCTCTTCTTTGTCCTCACCGTCGCCGGTCGGATTTTTGTTATCATTTTCGCCAGGATTATTGTCGTTATCGCACGTCGCATTTCCTTCCAGCTTAGCCAGCAGGGCTTTGAGCAAGGTTTTGATATCGTCCTCGCCGTCGCCGGTTGGACCTCCGCCCATCTCTGGTGCTTTGTCCGGTAGCGGTTGCTGCGGGGACAGGTTGATGTTGAGATTAACGCCCTGCGGCAAATCCCCCTCATCTCCTGTAACCGATGCGGGAGCCGACTCCAGCAGTTCGTTCATGGTGTCAGCATCACCCGTTTTGATGGCCGTGCGCATGCGGGTCCACCAGCTTTTCTTTTGATTTGCCATTGTGTCTCTGTCTCCAATTGCACAACGATTTCCGGCTCTGCCTTTAGGGACAAGAGCCACATGGTTTCCGGTAATATCAACCTGCTCAGCCTTACCCGGCTCAGTCTGCTTATATTCCGCGTCATAGCCACACGACACTTCGCGCAGGCCATCTTCGATCAGCTGAATGGCGTTTTCGTCTTTGACGATAAGGTCAGCCAGCATCAAATCAGACTGGTCACCAGTCCCGCGCCGCACATTCTGAAGATGCCCGACAGCAAGCTCTTTCCAGTTCTCGGGATTTACCAGCCGCACATTCCCGTTTTCATCTTCAGGATGCAGGATCGTGATGCTCATCCCTTCGAATGAGGCGAGCGTGGCCGGATGGAATACCTGCTCAGGAGAACGCGTTACGACTATCTCACCGAGCTTGTCGGGTTTGAGGTTTGGCAGATCGGCAGCGCCGTAGAGCTGCTTACCCGTTCGACCTATCGGCACGTCTTTACACAACAGCGAGCCGTCAGCCAGCTGATAGCGGGTTTCCCCCAGCCGGGTATTGAAAAAATATTTCATGGTTTACCTGCGATTCAGGCGAGATAAGAATGAGGGTTGGGGAAGACGATTTCTTTGTAACAGCGGCAGTTCGGCAGCTCACCAGCGTGACCGGTCATACCGTCAAGCGTTGGAGGTCGGCCCCATTCGACAAACTTACCTTCCATCTCCCGATGAGAATGCCGGACGTCGCCATCTTCGGCTGTACGCCAGATATAACCATTCGAGCCGATTGACAGCGCACGCGCCTGATCGAGCGCGCCGGTTGCGCGTCCAAGCTCGGTACGGGCGATAAGGTTCGCTCGCGAGCGTGACACGTCACCGGACGCAGCTATCTCTTTCGCGAATGGCTCAGCGCGGCCACCAGTCACAACAGCCTCGATGGCTTTGTTCTGAATGTCATACACCCGATCGGCGGCCTCAAGAGGCAGCGATTTAATGTACTTAATTTGCTCGGCAACGATGGATTTCATCACCTGGCCTACCGGGGCGCGGTCAACCATGTTGCGCAGCTCTGCGCTGATGTTCCGGCTGTGCTGACGCCACTGCTTTTCATTCTGGCGCGCTATGTCTGCGGTGAAGTTCTCAGCAACCTTCGTCGCCCAGGGGGTGATGATTTCGCTGTAGCGCTCCAGCGCATCCATTATTTCGGTGACGCTATCGTTTGAACCATCGTAGCGCCCATTTACGATATCCCCGACCGCCCGCGCTATCTGCCGTAGGCTCGTTCGATATCGGATCTCCGCCTGGCGACTCTGGCGGTTTGTCGCCAAGTTCGCCGATGCCTGGCGGCGCTTCGTCTTCGGCATTCTCGATATCCTCGTCGGTAATGGATGCCCCGATGCCGGTGACGTCAGAGTTTTCGCGCAGGTCGGTCATCGCCGCCTTACGCGTCATCAATCCGTCGCCCAGCGCGGTACTGATCGCGTTGGTGGTGTTTACGGCCACCGTTGATCGGTCAACGTCTGACATTTGCCATAGCGGGTTAAACTCAAACGTGAAATCGTTCGGCAGCGGCTTTCCGAGTTCCGAGCGGTGCATAATGTCCAGTATCCGGCGCATCGGCAGCCGTAAGCGGCGCTCCTGCAATGAGCTCACCCGGTCGTAATAGTTGGCGAGATCTGCATCACCAGTAGAGAAGCCTTTCGGGGATTGACCGAACAGGCGTACCAGCGGGATACCAACGGCACCGCTGATCTGCTCAGCAAACTGCGAAAGAATGTCATCCAGACCACTAAAGCTGTACTGGTGGGTTTCGAACTTATCCCGCGAGTCCATGAGCGTCATACCTTCATTGCTCTGGAACTTGCGGATCAGGTCGATGTTCTTCAGCAACGCTTCGAACGCCGGGCCTCCAAGCGCGATAAGCTCGCGCAACTTCTCCACGCTATAGGTACGCAGATGCGCTTTATAGACCAGCTGCGCCGCGCCGACAGTGGCGCTATCGAACGCAGTAAGCCGATCCCAGATACGCTCTACAACCGACATTCCCCATTCGTTTTCGGTCATCTTCTGCTGGAATGGCAGCGTGACGCCATCAAAGCGGATCAGGCGGCTGTGATGGATGCGCCAGGCCGGAATGCCCGTTGCGGTGGTCACCACGTCGTAAAACTCAGGCTTGCCGAGGTCCGGCCCCATCTCTTTAATGCGGCGTGTCAGCACCGGGTTAATCATCCAGCGGTCGAGCGGGAGAATGCCCTTAAACTTGCCCTCGCCAATGGTTTCGAGTCGCAGCGGGGTCATTGGTGCTTGCCCCTCGATCATGATGAAGCCCACCGCGCCGCCGTAGAGGCGCGACCATTTCAGCACGTCGTTCAGCGCATCCCAGATCTGCAACTCATCCAGTTGCGCTTCGAGGGTGCCACGGTCTTTGGCGTCAATCTCCGAAGTGATGCGAATGCCCTTTCGGGTCATATCGTCCGGGATAGCGTCGACCGCTTCACCGATAACCCACGAACCGCGATATGACCATTCCACCAGCATGCGGTTGCGGCTGGTGAAGTTCGCCCGGTAGGTCGATGCTGAATGCTGGTTAGGCGTCTGCATCCCAACGCGGGCGACGAAGTTCTCGTAGCCGTCAGCGGTGGCCTGTGCCGTTCGCTGAGAGGATTGCTTGTTTCGTGCCATCAGGCCTGTCTCCCTAGCAGCTCCCAGATGTTCAGGGCTGAATTCATTGGCGCGTAGCTGATCATCACCGAGTCGGCGAGGTTCGGCGACTTGGTGCCATCAGGCTGTTTATCAACAACGATTTTCCCCACGCCATTAATGGAGTAGGTCGGCTGCGACAGCTCAATGATGAGTTTGTCTTTGCTCGCCATGGCGCTGCTGATTGAGATGATTTCGTCCGGGTTGTAGGCCATGCCCTCAACCACGGCGCGGTAGGTGTTCTGGAAAAGCTTGCGTAAATGCCACCAGCTCTGGGCCTTGGCGTTAGCGAAGAAGTCCTTATTCAGGCGGGCGGCCTGTCCGTTGTCGCCGCGCACCGCTTCGTCGTCCGGATCAAACACCGCGCCGCTACCGCGAAACGGTGTGGCGAGTATTGACGGTCGGCGCGCAGCGTTACGCAGTTCGTTGATGGCGCGTGCATCGCCGCGAACGCCAGCGCCCAGGCCGTCCTCGTCGAAGCGAAATTCTTCGAGGTTGTCCTGTTCGCAAAAGCCGAAGACCTTCTCAACGGACTGGTAAATGTCGCTGCCCACGCCGGACCATTCACGCACGTTCTCCAGAAGGAAGCCGTGACGGGTCGAAAAGGCATTTTTGTCCCGGCCTTCGTCGGCGACGTCCATCGCGCCCAGTCGCTTGCCCGTTGGCTGAATACCAAGTTTGATATGCGCGTCGACGGCAGCCTGTACCCAGTCGGACGGGATCAGGACGCCTTCCGCAGATGCGCTGTAGTTCAGGTCAAGTTCCTGCGCCACCACCACCGGATTGTCGATTTTCTCGCACTCCCTGCGATACCACTCTTCATCCTTGCGCGGGTCATCTCGCCAGTGGAACGTGAATACTGGTATTTTTCCGCCGTGGCGCTTCTGCGCGAACGGGTTCGCCATGCCATTAACCGAGCTCAGGTCAATACGGCAACGGGTGGTTTGCGACAGCGCCGCATCAATCAACAGAGGACGCTGGAGGAATGCAGCTTCATCCACCAGGTAGAGCGTGGTACGGTCACCACGACCGATATTGTCGCCAGCCTCGCCTTTGATGACCGCGCCAGTATCGGGAAACTCAACGCGCATATACGGCGCATGCTTCTTCTCGTCCCACGAACCACGAAACTCGATGGGCAGTGTTTCCACGAACTTTCGCGCCTTCCAGAACAGCGCCTTCGGGTCACCGGTGCTGTCGACGTATTCCTCTTTACGGGAGCCGAAACCGATAACCATTTCTTTGTTGAAGAGACAAAGCGAGCAGGCCAGCCCGATCGCGGTCCAACTGAGCCCCATTTCGCGGCTCTTTTCGGTGATGCCGTTCTCCAGTCGTTCGCGCCGCTCCATGATCCAGTGAATCCACTCTTCCTGTTTCGGGAACAGCAGAAAAGGGATGGTGACCGGCAGGCCATAATCGATGTTACGCGGGTCAGTAGTCATACCCCAGTCGATGATGAACTGTGCCGGGTTGGTGCGATAAAACTGCTTTAGCGCTGGCAGCATTTCAGGGTTCTGGCGAATGCGCTGTAAGCGCTCCATCCGCCATTCAAAAACCATCTGGTAATCAGGGTTTCTGAAATCGAATTCAAACGGGAGAGGCATGATCACCCCATCATCTTGCGGTAAATCTCTGCGGCCTGATCTGCGGTGAGGTTGGTCGTCTCGGTCTTGATCGGGCCGCCATCCTTGCCAGTGCTCTCAACCTTCAGCTTATTGGTGTAAGCGTCGCCAACCTCTTTCGCGGCCTGTTCGATAAGCTGCGCCGTCAGGGAGAAGTTTTTCATCCCCTCGGTTTTGGTTGCCATGCGGTCAAGCACGCGGAGGCGATAGGATTTGTTCGCTATCGGAATGTCGCTGGTTTCGGTCAGGAACCGTTCGCGCGTCGCGTGGAACATCTCGATCCACTTTTTGGCGAGCGTCTTACCGCTGGCCTTCGTGGGGTCGTGAGATTCAGCCTGCTGGCGGGTGATCCTGATCCCGAATTCTTTTTGGACAGCCTCGACCACCTGCGATGGCGTGTCATAGCACGCAAGCGACTGAATGATGAAGGCTTTCACATCAGGTTTTAATGCAGCCATAAATCACCATTCGTCTTATACAGTCCAGTATTTAAGCCAGTCGCAGCATGCACGTCCCGCACGCTCTGGCAATATCGAGATGAGCAACCTCCGCTGGCTGATTCGCCGCATCAATCATTTCCTGCACGTCCCGGCTCGCACCGTAACGGCGAACCACGCCCACAAACTCTTCCACGTCATGGCCGCGCAGCTTCAGCTTTGGCTGCCCTTCCTGCGTGAACTTCGGCGCACCAAATTCATCTGTCGCTTGGCAGATGTGATAAAGCTCGTGCTCTATCAGCGCGCAGAATTCCAGATCGGAACATTGCGAGCAGTAATCGGCGGCCAGCGTGATGATGAACTGCGGCACCCTGCCGAACCATTCATACATCTGCTGCTCCATCCGCGCTTTCTGCCAGCCTCCGGCCCGCATTGCCACTTCTTCCGCCTGCCCCAGCACGGAACGCCCTTTCTTCTCGAAAGCGTTCGATGCCCAGAGAAAGCACAGATCCGCTTCAAGCAAATGCTGGTGGTCATGGTTGTAGAGGTCACCCTCATCGCTCAGGATGTGCTGATTCAGCCACTCGCCAACGTCATTAGCGGGCATAATGCTGATGTACGGCTTCGGGTCAGGTGGCATCGTAAAATGCGCTGGTGGGTGTGGTCTGTTCATGAATAATTCCAGTGCTCCATTATCGAAGCCCCTCAATGAAGGGCTTCTGTAATGCCGCGATCAGCCAATAAGTAATTCCGGCTGCGTTACCTGCATGATGTGCTCATGTTCGAGCTCCAGGACGCGCTTCTCTTTCTTCCGCTCGTTCATCAAACGGCTTCCGATCGTGCCTTTCAGCTTTGAGCGCGTTTCTTTGATGGCGTAGCGATGCTGCAATTCTTCACCCATCGCCATGCGCCGGTTTAGCTGCTCGGCCATCCAGTTGAAGGCATTGATGTAACACTCCTTCACTGCGGCAGCTGTTTTGCCAGTGAATCCCATCACTAGCATCATGCATCCGTCGCGGGTGATGTTATACATAGGCTGAACATCGCCATTTTTATCAATGAAATCAATGGGCGCAAAATTGCGCTGGGTGAAGTCATCGGAGCATTTCAGGTTACGTATGGCACGCAAAACGTCTTTGTGTCGCTTGCCAAAGTAATCCGCCACCTTGAGTGATGTGGTGATTATCTTGTTGTCGAGGGTCGTGACCATTTCGCGGAAGTCGAAGGCCGGAATAACTGACGGATTATTCATAGCGTCTTTACCTTTTAGAAAGTGAGCCTGTCTCACAGAAAAGCCGCCCCGAGATGGTCGCCACCATATACGGCAGTTCTCAGGCTCAACTTTCTGAAAGGCTCGGGTGATGTAATATGCGCGTGAGATGCGCTGTGAAATTCAGATGTAAAAAAAGCCCCGCATCGCGAGGCTCATTAAATTGACTTTGTGATTTGCAAAAAAATTATTTCAGGCATTGCGTCCTGATGTATTCCTGCAGGTAGTTAACCTGCGCGGTTATCTTGTCGATTCCACTTCGTAGACGGTAATAATTGAGTTCAGCATCTGCT